GGATACGATATTTATAAGTCTTAACAATATCATTTGGAGCTGTGTTGAATTGAATAGGAATCAATTCTTCATTATCTTCATCGATCTCGTATACAGTGGAGATACAATGGGAGATATTAATGATACCAGCATATTTTTCACGGAAGCTTTCATTCAAAAGACGTTCCTCAAACATGGAGTTATAAATTTTAGGAATTACTACACCGAAAGCATAGTCGCCATTGGCAACATAGATTTCTTCTTCGAATGTTGGAGGCATAGAAGGATCTTTAGCAATGATTTTGTTAAAGGTTTCTTTATCCGCATCAGTTTCGAATTTAACCATGTCGATGATAGGACGTTTTTCAGTATAGAAGTGTTTACATTTAGGGCAGCTAAATGGAATGATATTAGAAGTACTGAAGTTAGCATTATATAATGCAAAGAATAAATGATTCAAGTCTTGGTAGTTTAATAACTTCAACCATGCTTCCATATCCATATTACGACATTCAGGAGCTAAATGTTTATATAGAGTGCTGAATACTGTACGAGCTTTACCAATATCATTTGCAGAATCAGCATATGGATTGATTTCATCCATTTCGATTGCAGATAGTGGAGTCATAGAGATGGATACACCGGTAGCGAATAAACCCCATTCGAAGTATTTCTTTTCAACTGGTTTAGAAAGTACTTTAGTAAATGCAACAGGACGTTTACGTACACGGAATTTACTAATATCAGGTTTACGTTCACCTACTTCATCTAATTGCTGACGAAGTACACGAGCAAACTCTTCCATATTACGTTGCTGTTGTTTTTCTAACTTAGCACGTTCAGCTTCTTCTTTATCTTCATCAAGACCAAGGTCTTCTAATAGTTCATCATCATAAAGCAATTCATCTTCATCATCAGTAGCTTCTACTACTTCTACAGATGGTACTGCAGCATCAGATACATCAATAGTATTTACACTTACAGCAGGAGTTGTAGTAGCAGCTGCAGTTACATTAGATACAGCATTCTCAGCTGCATTTTCATATGAATCAAATTCAGCTTCAATATCATCTTCAGGAAGAAGAGTACTAATACTAGTTGAAGCTTTGATTTCTTCATCAGACATAATGTGTTCAGCTTCATCACGACGAATAGCTGCACGATCATCATCAGAAAGCTCAGGATTTAAATCCAATGTAGGATCATATTTAGATACTACTTGAGGATTTTCTTCACCCATAGCTTTAAGGTCTTCATATTCACGACGCATTTCATGGATTTCTTTTAAAGCTGGACGGAAACGACGTTCAATAGCATCAGAGATACCATTTTCTAATTCTTCCATTAAACCATCACGAGCTTCTTGTGTTTTATCTTCTTTACCAGAAGGTACGATTGCACTAAGATCTGCAGATTGTAATGACTCTGCATCAAATGTAGGTGGAACAGGAGCTGCAGGTTGAGGTTCAGCTTCTGTTTTAGGTTGTTCTTCTACAACAGCAGTTTCTTCTACTGGTGTTGTAACTTCTTTGGAAGCTTTTTCTTCTTCCAACTTCTCTTTCATGAGGTCTGCTAGATTTACTTTTTCAGACATGGTTCCTCCTAAACAATTTCATCATTCATCAACATTTTTAAAGTTAATTTATCTCGATCATAGAAGTATCTAAATTGGAATTGGTCTACAGTCATATCAATAATCATAATATTCTCCCCATTATTAGAGAAGCCTATATTAACTTCGACTGCTATAGTATTATCAAGATAGTCTTTTATTTGATCTTTGATAGCCTGACTTAGCTCAATAGCTCTATCAGACTGCATATACCTATATTTACTAATTAACCCTAAACCCATCTCTGGGCTATGAGTTATTGTACCTGGCTCTAATAGCATTAAACGCATGATTAGAGTACCAACAGCATTAAAGTTCTTATATGTAAGTGGAGTTTTGTAACTGTCAGTAGATAAAGAATATTCTTTCAGTAGTGTCGGAACTTCCTTAGTCTTGGCAGTTATGAAAGTAATATCATCAGCCACGATAAATTCTCCTTTCATATTAATATATTACTACTTAGTTCTAGGGTTTAAAATATACACAAATAGCTATTTTTAACATAGCATTAAATTGATATACACTCATTAAGGAGGATACAATGGCAACTGAACGAAGAATAGCTTGTCCATTATGTCGACGTAAAGATTTCAAAGACAAGTTAATCAGACACATAGAAAAAGATCATGAAGATATCATCGGTGATATTTCTGCCGAGCAATTCTTATATGATAAAACTCACCCAGGTTCTGGTAAATGTATCGTATGCGGTAATAAAACAGACTGGAATAAAAAGACTGGTAAATACCATAGACTTTGCTCTAATCCTAGATGTAAAGAGGAAATGAGAGCTAAGTTTAAAAAGAATATGATTAGAGTACATGGTAAAGTGTCTCTATTAGATGATGCTGCACACCAAGCTAAGATGTTAGCACACCGTAGTATTAGTGGTACCTATGTATATAGTGATGGTACTAAGTTTACTTATACTGGATCTTATGAGCATAAAGCTATAGAGTTTATGGATAAAGTTCTTAACTGCAACTCTAAAGATATTATTATGCCTGGTCCAGTTATTGATTATACTGATCAATATGGTAATTCTAGACAATGGATTACGGATATTTACTACGTTCCTTATAACTTGATTATAGAAGTTAAGGATGGTGGAGATAATCCTAATAATCGTCAAATGGATGAATATCGTGCTAAGCAAGTTAGTAAAGAAGCTGAGCTTATTAAGCTTGGTGAATACAACTATCTAAGATTAGTAGATAATAAGTTTGTTCAACTCATGGAAGTATTAGCTTTACTCAAAGATCAAGAGATTAATGAGCCTAATACGACTAATAAAGTTATTAGAATCAATGAATCTGCTGTATATGATGATAGATTCTTCACTCTAGATAATGCAGAAGACTCTGAAGAAGATAATGAAGATATTCCTATAGAATATGATATCATTAGACGTTTATCTGACTTAAAAGAATATGCTGCTAGAGAGCATATGGGTGTTGGTGCTGTAGGTGGTATTGTAGGAACTATGGATGGTAATATGCTAGTCCAATATACTCCACATAAACACTCTTTCAGTGGAGAGAAAGATGGCTTTGGTATAGTTGATGATAAGAAGTCTACTAAACTAAGAGTTAAATCTGATAATGAAGAAACTGAAATAGTAGATAAAGAGCCATTCTTACAAGATAAATTCTATAAGTCTTATAGACATAAACGAGATAGAGCTACTTGGGAGAATGCAATCAATCTATATGAAGAGATTACTGGTAAAATAATGCTATCTAGAGATCAATTAGAATATGATGATGACTTTATCGAAGCTGATTTAGATAGAGAGAATAAGTTAACTCTAATGAATATGATCTATTCCATTGAATCAGAGATATACAATACAGCTACGCCTTTATGTGATATTCTAGAAGTTAATACGGCTAAGTCTAAGCTAAAAGAATTCCCTGAAGGTACTATGATCATGGAAGATCATAATGGATACTTTGCTATTGATTTAGAATCTGGTATAAGAACCAAATCTTATGATACTATTTTAGAGATTGAAGCGCCAGCTTTTGTTAAAGCTAAAGATACTTTAACTCAAGATGATGATACTCAAAGTACTAATAATAAGAAAGTTAAAGAAGTTAATGACTCTGGGATGTATAAAGTACTTGACGATAAGTATAGTTCCGAAGAGCAATTAATGGATGACTGGAATGATTATAATAGTCTTACTGCTGATATGAAACGTCATAGTGATGATAAGTCTATTGAGATCTATGGTAAATCTAACGTAGAACGATTCAAAGAACTAAGATCTAAATATCTTAATTCTGAAATTCCTTATGATGATTTAGCATTAAGTGAATCTGGATTACAATTATCCGACTTAGACAGAGCTAGAGATTATGGTATTGAACTACGTGGTAAGAAACGTGAGATTGAATATCTTCAAGCTTGGTCTTTAAACTCTGGTATCTTTGTTATCTTACCTTGTGATAGTGAAGAAGAATTAGATGCTCAATGGAATAATCTCCAATCCATGGATATCTCATTAATCCGTATCTCTGATATGAGATTAATAGAAGTATTTGGTTGCAATAATGAAACTATATATAACTTCCTAAAGAGTGTGTTTACTAATAAGGGATTTGATGATTACTATTACTTCCCTATGGTAGAATCTGCTATGGAAGATGTACAGCCTATTAGAAACTTGCCAAATACTACACCATTCTATATCCCTCATGAAATTGAGGTATTTAAACGTAATAGTACATTTGGATCTATTCCAGATAAATGGAAATCTAAAGCTGATAAATGGTTGAAGGATTATAAGACTATCTATGAAGGTAAATCTTATGATAAGAAAGTTATACTAGACTGGATGTCTAATGTAAGATATCTAAGTCTAGAGTATACTAGAACTCAATCTGATGAATATAAACAAGCTTTATTAGAGTTTGGTTGGAATCCATATATGGAATTCAATCCTGTTAATGTGAATAGAGCGTATAATAGAGCTAATACATTATTCCATAGAAGTATGACTGCTAAGTTATTACAAGAAAAAGGTATTGGTTTTGAATTCGATAATAAAGGAAACTTATTCGTTAAGAACTTCTTAAAGAATAAAAATTATCAAGCTACATATATGGAATCTCATAGATTACTTATGGAGTATGATAGAGCTAAGAATATCGAAGCAATGAAATATGAACTAGCCAAGATGTATTATCTAAATCTTAAGATTACAGAAGATCTTACTAAACAAGATCGTACTAAAAAAGATAAAGAGCTAGTTAAAATTAGAGCTAGAGTATTGAATGACTTCCATAAGTATCTCAAAGTAGTACTTAAGAATGATAGACGATTCAACTTCTCTAACTATTATCAACGTAGTGAGTTCTGTGATGACTCTTTTGTTATTACAGCACCTACACTAAAACATGCTGGTAAATATGCTAAGATAGCTATGCAAGTATTATAATATAATGAGTCCTACTTACTAGATAAGTAGGACTCTTATAATACTATTCGTTCATATATTATAACTATGATTAAGGAGGTGAATATAAAAATGTATAATGTCGGACAGAAGCTTTGTAAGAAAGATAAATTTGGTCAGATTACTGAACTATATAGAATAGTATCTAGAAAAGACAAAGACTTCTATAAAGTTACTCCAGTAATAGGAGATAAGTTATTGATTGATAAATTCAATAATGACGAGTATATTCCTTTAGAGATACACTGTAAGATGTTTTTCGAAGTATGTACTCTAAAGAATGGGGAAAAGGAATTGTGTATCAATATCTATTGCCCATATGAAGCAAACAACTATCCATACTTTGCTAGTCGGATTAATATAGATAATCCAGATCCTAAGAAGAAGTTTGGTAAGTATGTATGTAAAGGTGAGTTTGATAATGATAGCTCAATGAGGCAATATAAGAGAGCTTATGATCTTATGATGTATGACATTGCAAGCAAAGACTATGCTTTTAGTGTAGACTTATATCTAAATGATCCACTCAAGAATATTGTATCATTTGTTAAGTTAGACTCTCGTGTTTATGACACTCTTATTTCTATCTGTGATAGTCGTAATCTAGAATACGATGATACAGATCAAGCTATTAAAATAACATTACAAAATATTCTATTCATGTATTGGTTCCATTATAACTTCAGAGTAATTAATGTATTATTTGAAGTTAAAGACGGTGCTCAATTACGACCTGGTGACTTATTTGCTCTTGAAGCTATAGTACAAGATCGTATAGTAGATTACAATATCGTTGAATATTATCATGATATCTTACTATATAAGGCTAGAGGTAATTTCTTCTTCATTCAAGATAAGAATGACCGAACCTTTATAGTTAAATATGTAGGCATGGATGACCTTCCTGGATTACATGTCTTCTAAACTTAGATATATTGATATATTATAATGGTGAAGTTAGGTGATTAATATTTACTATGATCCTAACAGTAGAATAATTTCTTTTATATTTTAAAGGAGGACATAGCTATGTCAAATCAATTGATTAATGGAATTCCACAAGTCGACAATGGATTCCAATCTTTAGGCGAAGTACTTCAACGTGCTTCTCGTGAAACTCGTCGAGATGAAAAAGGGAACGATAAGGGTAATGCAAAACGCATTGAACTTAAAGTTACCCCTGAAACATTTGAAAGCGATTACAAAACAAAAACAATCGCTACAAGCGAATTGTGTGAACTTCTCACTAATCGTCTTGGCAACATCTTTGCAGACTATGTAGGTTGCCGTGATATGGTATTCACTAACAGCCCACAAATCGGTATTGCATTGGTATTTGCATTCAATGGTTCTGATAACGAACACGATACTCGTTTGAAAGCTATTGAACAAATCGGTTTAGAAAGCATTGGTCAAAATGCAGCTACTAAAGAACTTGAAATGGTTGCTAAATTCAATGGTACTTCTAACATCCGTCAATTAGTTAAAAACGGTACTGTATCTGAAACAGTTATGGGCTTCCGTCTTACTAATGAAGCAATTGATATCTTGAAAGATACAATCATTGACTTCGGTAAAGACAATGAAAACCATGACAAATTCCGTACTCAATGCGTAACTTATGCATATGCTTCTGATGGTTCTGGTAACAGTAACTTGGTAGTATATGGTGCTACAATTGAATCTATTCTTGGTTTCATCTATGGCAACCAATATGACTATATAGCAATTCCTGGTGCTCCAGTAAATACTAATAGCTATTCTGGTCGTCTTCTTGAAATCAAACAATTGCATCCTGATGTAACTAAGAAATTGCTTAAAAAATATGTAAGCCGTCAAGTTGTATCCGATGGTTTATTCCGTCCACAAAAATAATTGATTCCAATATGACTGGGGATTAACCTCCCCAGTCTATTATTATTTTTTGGAGGATCTATGGAATTCAAATTTAATATCAACCCAGATGGTATTGATGAAGTCTTTGATGAAAGAGGTAACTCTATTCTAAAGATTTCTGAAATGAGCTGGAATGACAGAGCTTATAAAATTGAACTACGTAAGTGGGTAGTTCAATCCGATGGAACTATGCAACCTAATAAAGGTTTCTCTTTCCTAACGGAGCAAGGTCCACATGATTTGACTCATATCCTATTAGAAAAGGGATATGGTGATAATCAAAAAATTAAGGAAATCATGGAAAAACGTGGTGTCGAACTTGACATCCCTGTAACTGAGAAGGAAGAAAAGGAAGATACTCAGGATTTCTATGATCCTGAAGATCTTATTTAGGTGATCACAATGTCTTACAATCATAAACAGCTTGATACATTTTATGATATCAAAAGAAAAATGTTAAATGCATCCTATTGGGATGCTAACTATGTTAAAGCATTCCCAGGATTTGCCTTCTGTGAAGAAGGAAGATATGCTTGGCAAAAAGGTAATCTTAGTAATGATGATGTATTCTTATCTAACATACGCACACAATACACCTCTGATAAAGATACTATTCTAGAAACCTTAACTGCTCAGCAATATAAATTCTTAATGGATAACATTGAACTTTTCCATACTGTTTATCGTATTGGAGACAACACTTTAATAAGTCTAATTTAAGACGCATAAGTTCTTTACGTCAATCTAATAATACGTCACTTTAAATACCCCATAGGATCCGCGAGTCCTATGGGGTATTTATTTTCAAGGAGGAAATTTATTATGAAAAAGAGATCTAAAATTTTATTAACAGCAAGCGTATTATCTATGATTTATGCCAGTGTTATGGCAGATACAAATATAGTTAATAATGCAACTGACATTCATTTTGTAGGTGAAAATAATAATGTTAGTGATTCTCAGTATATTAACGTTATTGGGCATATGAACACAGTTAAAGATGGCTTTGATGTGAATGTTGTTGGTTTTAGAAATAGTGCTATCGGTAGACACAATATCGTATTAGGTACCTATTCAGGCGCAGAGGGATATGATTCAATTGCTATTGGTGATAATACTGGTGCTAGAGCATCTAAACCAGGAGATGCTTGGGATGCTGCTACTGGTAGAGGAGCCGTTTCTATTGGCAAATTTGCCACATCAGAGGGAGAATATACTACATCTTTAGGTTATATGGCAGAATCCGATGGTGAATATAATGTAGCTATTGGTGCTCATAGTATTGCATATAAAGATAATTTTCATAAAGCAGATTCTAAATATGCAGGTGTAACCAATGCTAAAGGTGTATTTAGCATCGCAAATGGATCTGGTTATTCACCAATGCGTTATTTAGCAAATTCTCCTGTAGGAGCAAATCAATATGAGGATACTCATGATACTAATCCAATTGTGAATATTGGAGAATTTACTCGTCAACTTCAAGGTGTAGCAGCTGGTGAATTATCTGCAACTTCTACTGATGCAGTTAATGGTTCTCAACTATATACTGAAATTAAAGAAACTAGAGAGATGCTTAAAGTGCCAATGGATTGGTTAGAGAACCATGAGGCTCGTATTGAAACTAATAAACAAAACATCAAAGATCTAGCTATTGGGGTTAGCATGCTTGGTGATGCAGTTAAAGAAAATACTGAC